ACTTGGTAGACAAATCAATCTCGATAGAGCTCGTCAATTAGCTCTTGCAGGTGACCAAGAAGGCGTGATGCAAGAAATTCTTAAACAAGTTGGTGGTGAAGCTGAATTTAATAAAATGAATGTTATACAGAGAAAGGCTTTAGCACAAAGTGTTGGTGTTAATGTAGAACAACTTTCAAGACTTGTAAGAAATAATACAGCTGGTGCAACTGGTGCAGCAGCAGGAGCAGCCGCAGCAGGAGCACAAACAACACAATCAAGTGATATGAGAGCACACGAGTTACTCGGAAAAATAGTTAGGAATACGGAATAATGCCAAAAACTCAAACTGAAAAAGATATTCAAAAGAAATCTAGTGGGCCTGTAGGTGTAAATCCACCTGAACCAACACCTGCAAAACCAACACCTGAGATTACACCTAAACCTAAACTTAGTGTTGATGATAACTTCTCACAACAAAGAGCAAATGCACAAAATATAAAAAAAGACGTTTTAAGAGGAATAGTGTCAGAAGAGGCAGATTTAACAAGGCGTATGACACCGACTCCTAAAAAACCAACACCAAGTTTACAAGGTGTAAATAGTTTTCCAGATATTAATGCTAAAGGTTTTATGACAAACAAAAATGGAAATAGACAAACAGATTTTATTATAGGTAGTAATGAAATAACTAAAACAAATATATTAGACCAAAAAGGTGATTTTTCTATAAAACCTTATACTGCACAAAATAAAGCAGAACCAATTCGTAAAGATTTAGGACAAAAAGCATTTGATACAAATAAGTTTAGGGGTGAAATTATTTTTCCAAAAAATAATAAAAAAGATTCACGTGGAAATGTTATTTTACCATTTAATGAAAAGAAAAGATTTCAAATTGATGTTGATGATGTAAAATCAAGATTATTAATAAAACACACAGAAAACAACTTTTTAGATAATTTATATGCAGAAGGCAAAACCAGTAATCAATTAGGTTTACGAAAGTCAACTAGATTTTTTACCCAACCATTTGTTATTAAAGATATAGATGACCGTTGGGGATTTGGTGGAGTAGAACAATTTGCTAGTAATAACACAATAGCTAAAGTAATAGATTTTGCAGGTGGAATGTTAGATGATATTGGTGGAGCTGTTTTAGGTAGAGCACCAAACGAATATGTAGGTAACGCAGTTGGTAGTTTAGAGAGGACTGGTAAGTTTTTAATAACACCAGAGGGTATTAGTTTTCTTGCAAAACAAGGTATTTTACAACGTAGAAATGCACAAAAACTTAGAACTGATGTTAGATATGGTATTCAAAAGTCAGAACTTTCAAGATTAGAAAATCCAAGATTATATAATCCATTATCACTTGGTAGTTTACCAGGTGTCACAAAAATTAGTATAAACACATTTGACCCTACATTACCGTTTGATGATTTAAAAGACACAGTTGCAGGATATGTATCTAATAAAGTAATAGATTTAGCCACTACAGTAAAAGATACAGTCATTAAAAAACTTAGTGGTGTCGCATCTGATATAGGAAATGCCTTACTTAGTAGGACACCATTAGGTAAAGCAAAAGAACGTTTAGAAGAAACAGGTAAAGATATAAAAAGAAAAGTGAATGCTGTTAACGATGCTTTAACAGCTGAGGGTATAAATATAAGTAAACTTACTGGTATAAACATTAATCCAGGTGCATTTAGTGATGTTGGTAAAGATAGAGTTAATTTAATTCCTTATGGTGAAGATGGTGAAAGAGCTACAAATACAAGTTACAAAGATTTAGATTTTTGTCCATTTAAATTTTATGATGTAAATGGTGATAACAGTATTGTATTTAGAGCAATATTAAGTGGTATAACAGATACATTTACACCAGAGTACTCTTCAGAAAGATATGTAGGAAGACCTGATAGTGTTTATGTTTATCAAGGCACTACTCGTGAAATAAATTTTACATTTGATGTATATCCAAAATCTGATGAAGAATTGATTAGGTTATGGGAAAAAATGAATTATCTTGCAGGATTAACTTATCCAGACTATGCATCAGTTAATGGTGGTGGATTTGGTATGGTTGCTCCGTTCTGTGAATTAACCATAGGACAAATGTACGCAGATACACCAGGCTATATATCTGGTTTAACATATACTGTAATGGATGAAGGAACTTGGGAAATTGGATTTGCAAAACTACCTAAATATATTCAAGCTACTTGTACATTTGTTTACGTTGGTAATAGATTACCAAGTTCAAATCAAAAACACTATGAATTGCCTTGGGTCGCTGAAGAGAAATTAAGCCCTAATGGCACAACTTTAGGAGTTGATGTATTTGGTGATACATTAAGGTCAAAAAATACATTAATTAATGCATTATCTGATAATAAAAAAACTAGAAAAAAAGTATTAGGAATGGGTTAATATGAAAAGATATAATTCAACAGAAACAAAAATAGATAAGTCTGGTGTAGAGGTTTATAGAACTACATATTATCCATCAATACCAATTCAAGATTCTGATAATTTTATATACTCTGTAGAAGGTGATAGATTAGATAGTTTAGCTTTCAAATACTACGGAGATAATACACTTTGGTGGATTATTGCAAAAGCAAATGGTATAAGAGGAAAGATAGCATTAACACCATCGGAGGTATTACGAATACCTGGTGACATTACTACTATATTAGAAAATTTTCGTGAGTTAAATGAAAGTGGTGGAACATCATCTGGAGGTTCTTCTGGAGGTTCTTCTGGAGGTTCATCTGGCGGTGGTTATTAAGAGGTTGTAATATGATAAATTTAGAACCAATCCCTAAAAAAATACAAGAACGATTAAAAGAAAAGATGAATGTGATGGGTAGAACTCGTCCAATTTCACCTAATGAATCAAAAAGTAAATCTGTTGACTACGGATTAACTCACGCTAAAATGGCCACTCGGTCAACTTTCTTACGAATGACATCAGGACAATTAAATCCAGTTATATTAATGGGTGGTAAGTTAAAAGACGATGGAACGATACCAGGTGGTTATAAAGATATCTATGGTCAAAGAACTTATAGAACTGGTGGTTCAACTGACACACCACAAATAAATGACCCTATTAATCCAAAAAAAATCTTACGAGACGCAAAAGACGC